ACGCCAACCAAGGGAACATCGGCTTCCTTGGTCATAGTGGTCAGTGGTTGCAGTACACCACGAACGGCGGTCACATCTGGAGTTCGGCTTACGGCTGGATGCACGACTACATCAACCAGACCGCGAGCAATCAGGCGTGGTACGCCGCCGACTATCGGTACAATCAAGCCGTTACGTCAACACGCTGGGTCCACGCCGGCGACATAGACTTCACGTATTATTCTTATCAGTTGGCTGAAATCGGTAACGCCTGCATCACGGGTCTGTGGTCACAGTGGTACATGGCCGGTTATGGCGTCTATCAGGCGCGATGGCGGCAGATGCAGATGATGATTGCTGGCGGCTGGTACACTTCAGGATGGGCATCATGATAGATATCGTAGACCACGGCGAATGGGAAGCGTACAAGCCCGACAACTACCCGATCAAAGGATTACCGTCGAGTATCCTGTTCGCGCGTCGCGTTTCGGATGGGTATGACTGGTATATGTTTGCGCGCAAAGAACTGGCTGTCGCCGACACGGTCAAGGTGTTGTTACGCAAGGCCGAAGAAGGCTGGGTCGTTATCACGACAACCCACGATGCGTCGATGCTGTTTCCGGCGGACTCGCGCCTGATCGAAGTTAGTGGCGTGACTGCGGATCACGAGTCGCTTCGCACAAACATTTTGGATTTCGACAAGCGGCAGTTCATACCGCCACCGAAGCCAGAGGATCGGCCCAACATGATGAAGATCATCATGGATGAGCTTGGGGTCGACGAGGCCAAGGTGACGGCAAAACTAGAGGCGGCGAGAAAGAGGAGACCACATGGCTGACCAAGCTTTCTTCGAGGGGAGACAAACCACCCCTCTGCCTCCGGGGCATGAGCTGTCTCCGGTGTCGGCCTTGCGAACAATGGCCGTCAGAATGGAATGCAACCCGGTTGGACAGATCATTGTAACACCGATTATCCAAGACCAAAACCTCGGTGATTACATCCGGGAAATTCGAATCTTCTCCGCAGCTGTCAGCGGGGCAGAACCGGAGTTGTTACTGTCCGTCAGGCTTCACGCCCTGACGTCGAAGCAACTTGAGATCCAAACGCCGCCCAGTAAGTTTTAACAGGAGTGAAGCACAATGGCTGATCCGACCTTTGGTATTAGTATCCGCAGAGTAGACGAGGGTGCGCGTCCTGTTATGGCCGCCGACCTTTCTACGATTGGCATTATTGGACCGGCCCCCTTGGCCGATCCGACGGTGTACCCGCTCGACACCCCGGTCTTCGTCAACTCGAACGACTACACCAAGATGAAGAAGTTGGGGGAGGCTGGCTATCTGTCCGACGCCATTCGCGGCGTCAACGACCAACTCGGGGAGACCCAGTTTGCCGCACGCGTCGTTATTGTGCGAACGGCAGAAGGCACCGATGTTGATCCAGCCATCAAACTCCAGCAGACGATCTCCAAGATCGCCGGTGACAGTTTGAACGGAACTGGGATGTGGGCCTTCCTTAAGTCCGCCTCCAAGCTCGGCTTCACCCCGCGCATCCTGACTGCACCTGGGTACACGAGCCAAATGGCAAACGGTGTTGGTGCAATTGACCGTACCGTAGCCGGAACGACTTACGTGCAGGACCACCTCTACGAAGTGGCCTTTAGTGGTGGCGGGCCAAACGCGGTTCAGGCCGTTGGTCACGCTTTCGGAATGACCGACGGCTCCCTGGGCGCTGTCGAACTGGACCTTCCGGGGGCCTGGTACGCGACACCACCGACCATTACGGCGCCTCCTCCGGGTCGAAAGGTATCGGCAGCCGCGGTGGCGGTTGGCGGTATCGGTTACCAAGTTGGCGAGCAATTGCTGCTACCCAATGGTGTGGTCCTGGCCGTGGCTACAGTCGGCAGCGGTTCCGTTTTGACGGTCACCGTTATCAACGCCGGCTTCTTGGTTGGTACGGAAACCCCCTCGGCTATCCCAGAGGAACCGGTCAGCACGTCCGGCTCTGGTAACGGGGCGGCCTTCACGTTGACTTGGATCTCCACCGGAACGACGGCGACCTATACCGCCTCACTCGTTACTGGTGCCAATCCGGTTGTGGCCGGCGCGACCGCCGTCTGCAATCAGTTGATGGGTCACATGATCGTGGAGTCGGCTGGCTCTTCGATGCAGAACGACATCGACTGGCGTGAGACGATGCAGTCACAGCGTCTTATCCCGCTGTCCGGTGGTTGCCGTGTTATGGACCCGCTGACGTCGTACATCGTGATCCGTCCGCTGGCACCTCGTATGGCCGGCATCATGGTGGCTCGAGACCACGCAACCGGCGCGCCGTTCCACTCGGCGGCGAACCAGCCGGTGCAGGGGATCATCTCCCCGAACCGAGAGATCGGCTTCAGCCTGACCGACTCGGCGAACGAAGCTCAGGAGCTTCTGGCGGCCAACATTGGTGTTCTGGTCCGTGGTGAAGTCGGCGACGACTTCGCTATCGCGGCTGGCGGCTTCGTGTTGATCTCCACCGACAACGCCGGTGAAGACGAGCTGTGGCGCATGTACAACGTGATGCGTGGCAGAGATTACATTCATCTCGGAATGCTGCGTGCGCTGCGTTGGTATCTGGGCCGCTACAACATTATCGGTCACACGATACACGCCATCCTCAATACCATGAAGTTCTTCCTGCGGGACTTGCAGGCGGACCAGCACATCCTCGGTTATCAGGTTAACTTTAAAACCGAGGGCAATTCGCCGGAGCAGATCCGCCTTGGCAAATTGACCGTTGGATTCAAGGCTGAGGAGCCTCCGGTTCTCAAGCACCTGACCATCGAGTCGTCCCGTTACCGGGAAGCCATCGACGCCATGGTGGCCGACCTCGCCTCCCAGCTGAACCTCTCAACCTCGTAAGCCTTCCCGGAGGGCCGCACGAATTAACGTGCGTCAAACTGTCGGGGCGACTGCAAGCGCCCGCCCTCCGTGCCTATCCATCGTTCCCGCTAACAGAAGGATTCTAAAATGACAGCCACTATCTACACGCTGGAGAGCGTGAACATGATCTGCGGTGACACTGGTGATGGTACTGCTCCGGGCATCAGCACCCATCTCATCCTCCAGGAACTGAAACTCCCTGGGTTGGAAGAGAACTACACGGACCACGCACCGGGCGGGGCATCGATCGCCATCGAAATCCCGACCCACATGAACCGGCTCGAGGCCACGTTTAACTTGGCCGGTTGGGATCCGGACATCATGACGTTTATTAGTCGGGAGGAGCGTCGCTTCCAACGCTTTACCGTACACGGTTTGATTCGCAACCGGCGGACGAGTGAAGCCCTCAAGGCTTACGGTGTCATGGAAGGGCGCATCGGTCGTGTTAACCCGACGGCATTCTCCAAGGGCAATCTGATGGCCCACGAGTACAGCATCCGGGCCATCACGCACTATGAACTCTACATGCAACTGGATGCCAACGAGGAACCGTGGGAGGTTTATTGGTGGGACTTCTTTACCTCCACGAAACGGATCGGCGGCGAGGACCAGAATGCTAGCATGGTCAAACTGCTGGCCCTGCCAGCAGTGGCGACATGACCGTCGCTGAACTCATTAAGATCCTGGAAACCCAGGATCAGAACAAACGGGTGGTCTGCGCCGATCGGGACGGCGCAGGCTCCTCGGATAATGTTGAGAACGTGGACCAGCGTGTCGATAAAGGCGAACCCGTAATCGCGATCTGGTACCACAGGTGACAAGCAAGGGGGCAAATGATAACTCACGATAAACTCGGAGGCCGCACCATTCAATTGTACATCCCGTTCGAGTTCAACGGGAAGAAGGTTGAATCCATAACCCTGTCTCCACTCCGGCTCGGCCACGTGCTTGGCTGGAACGAGGGTCAATGGAAGAACATGATCGATCTGCTTGTTGCCATGTCTGGTGTCGAGGAGTCCGTTATCCGAGAGCTAAGATATCCGGACGCCGACCGGGTCGTGGAAACGTTTATTGGAATGCTGACGCCGGAGATTCGTACTGACATCGAGTCCGGGCGTATCCCAGTAAAGGCCGAACCCGATGTGCATGTTACCGCCGACGAAGTTCACGGCGAACAAACTGTCAATGGCAGCGGTCGTCCCGTGAATGTGACGCAAGGCCCTGGCGTCCCGTTGCCAATTGACACTCAACCCGGTTTTGACCTGAGCGAAGAATCATAAAGCATGGTCGATCAGGAAACCAGAATTAGGCTGACGGCGGAGGACAACACCGCCAAGGCGATGACGTCTGCCGCCAACAACGCCAACAAGCTGGAGAAACAACTCAGCAAAGCCTTCACAGTTCCGCAGATCAAACTGGCAGAGTTCACCAAGGGAGCCACGACTGGTATCGCCTCCGTTGGCGCTACGGCGACCAATACAGCCACGGCGCTCGCGGGAATGGGTGTAACTGGTGCGCGAGCGGCCGTTGCTTTGCGCAATGGACTTAGTTCCGTACACAACGTAATGAGCGCGTCTTTGACGCCCACCATTAATAATACGACGGCGGCCCTGGCGGCGATGGGTGGTCGCGTACTCGGTGTTGCGGCAGCCGGCGAAGCTGCCCGTCGGTCGTTCCTGGGATTTGCCTCCATCGATGACCGCATGCGCCTGATGCAAAACCAGGCCGG